TCACGATCTTTCGTGGATATTCCAGGACTCCCGGATGATCTTGAGCATTTGCATGAGATCGACGAGTCCCTGCTCGATACCGGACGACTGGATCTGGTCAACGCCCAAGTCGTCTGTGAGAAATGCCGAGCCCCCTTGGATCTTGGACGAGAAGAAAATCGAGAGTGGGTGGCCCAGTACCCTTCCCGAACTCATGCAAGAGGTTACCGGGTCCGTCCGTTTTCTACCGACCGCCTTGGACCAGATTATATCATCGCGCAGCTGCTGAAGTACAAATCCCGCGACTACCTGCGAGGCTGGTACAACACCGTGCTGGGCGAGGCCTTCACCGGTGGCAACGCCCGCCTGTCGGACACCGACATCAACATGTGCTTCACCGCGAAGATGACGCGGTACGACAACGAGCGGGATCTGCCGACCTGGATCGGCATCGACATGGGCCAGGTCTGCCACCTGGTCGTGGGGCAGGGGGACTCGATCGAGACCCTGCACGTCATCGACTTCCGCACTGTGCCGGTCGATGAGCTCCCAGACGTCGTCAGAGAGCTCCTGGCGACCTTCAACGTGATCGGCGGGGCAGTGGACCGCCACCCCTACACCCCCACCGCTGACGCCCTCTGGGAGATCAGCCAGGGCCGCATCATGCCGGTCGAATACCGGGGTCAGAAAGAGCTCAACATCATCCGCGACGAGCTCGACCCAAGCATCCACCGGTACGCGCAGGCGAACCGCACCGCGCTGATCGACGAGGTCGCCCGTCTGGTGCGTCTGCACCGCATCCGGTTCAGCGGCTACGGGCAGCAGAAGAACACGATCACCGAGCACCTGAAGGACATGGTCCGCGACGAGAACCCGGAGAAGCCCGCCACCTGGGTCAAGCTCACCGGAAACGACCACTATTTCCACGCTCTGGCGTTTCTGATCGCCGGTGTGAAGCTCAAAGAGTACGAATCTGGCAAGTATTCTGACCCCAGAAGCACTCTCTACGTCGAGGTCGCAAATATAACTGGTCTTGACAGTGGCCTCTTTGCTATAAACAGGAAAGCAAACCGCGGGATATTTTGATGGCGACCAACTTCGCTTCTGTTCTGAAGGTACTTCTGCCGAAGCGGAGCAATCCCACCGGTAACTCCTTCACGAATACGTTCAACCCGACTTCAACGGAAAACATCCTGTCGCTCCCGGGTTACCGGGACCATATGACGGACATCTTCACGAGCCGGTCGAGCGACGACAGCCGTGTGTTGATGAAGTCGCTCTTCATCCACGACCCGGATGTCTCGGCTGCAGTGAACGCCTTCCTGACGGTGGCGAACACCGACCCGGTGTTCATCGTGCGGGATGTGAACGGCATGATCGACCGGGAAGGGCAGAAGACGCTCAACTCGCTCCTGATGGCCCTGACCACCCGGTTCGACTACTCGAAGGGTTTCGACTGGCGTCCGAGCATCCGTCAGATCTGCGAGAACATGCGCTACATGATCCTGCTGCGCGGCGCTGTCGCCCAGGAACTTGTCGTCGACAAAGCCCTGCTGCCCACCGAGATCCGCCATGTCGACATTTCCACGGTCGAGTGGTTCGAACGGACGGCCGGCAAGTTCACGCCGCGCCAGAAGCCGGCGAACTCACAGGACTACATCGACCTCAACATTCCGACGTTCTTCGTGTCGTTCTACCGGCGAGACCCGACGTCGATCTACACCTTCTCCCCGTTCGTCTCAGCCATCAACACAGTTGCGGCCCGCCAGCAGGTCATCAACGACCTCTACCGGATCATGCAGCTGACCGGCTACCCGCGGCTCGAGATCACGGTGCTTGAGGAAGTCCTCAAGAAGAACGCACTGGCTTCGGTCAAGCAAGACCCCGAGAAGCTGGCCCAGTACATCAACACCCAGATCACCAGCATCCGTAACACGGTGGTCAACCTGCGGCCCGATCAGACCTTTGTGCATACCGACTCCGTGGAGTCGAAGATGCTCAACGACTCCAAGCCCGCCAGTGCGCTGAACATCGACTCCATCATCGGCACCCTGAACGCGCAGAACCAGGCTGCGCTGCGCAGCGTGGCGACCATCTTGGGTCGTGGGGAATCCGGCGTGAACACCGCGTCGGTCGAAGCGCGCATCTTCTCCATGAACGCTGAAGAGATCAACGAACCTCTCGCCGAGGTCTGGTCTCAGATGATGACCATGCTGGTTCGCCTCCATGGTCACGAACAGTCGACAGTATCGTGCCGGTTCAAGCCGGTTGAGCTTCGTCCGTCGCTCGAGCTCGAACCGCAGATGATGATCCGGTCAACTCGCCTGAAGCAAGACTTGTCACTGGGGATCATCAACGATGACGAATATCATCTGGAAATGTACGGCCGAATTCGACCCGACGATGCTCCAGAACTTGGCGGTACTGGTTTCGCTGACGGCGGTGCAGTGGATGTAGGTAACGCCAGTGAAGTTTCGCCCAACGCGGATCCACTTGGTCGTTCTCTCGCACCTTCGGGAAGCGAAGCGGCTCAAGGCAACGCAGTAAATCCGGCCGAGTAAACTTTCCCTAGACTTACTCGGTCAGTCGCGGTTATTCTCTCGGCAACTGAACCAGAGGCTGCAATGTACTTCAATCGCCCGTCCAAAGCTGTCGATGTTACCGCTGAAATTCTCGCACAGATCGAGAAAGTCACGGGCACGACTGTGGGTGCGGACGACATCGTGGTCTTCGAAGCGGCCGTGGCTAACACCAAGCCGCTGAACAAGATGGGCTCGATCTTCCACGAGGGTCGCATCTCTGAAGACACGCTGCGCCAGATGGCCGAAGCGGTGAACTCCGGCCAGGAGTCGGTCCCTCTACACACACTCCACGCGCAGGGTTACGAACTGCCGATCGGCAAGGTCTTCCAAGGCGAAGTGATCCGCAGCGGGGACGGCGAGGCCGAACTGCGCGCGATGTTCTATCTACCCAAGTCGGAAGCCTCAATGGTTGAGAAGATCAACCTCGGCATCATCGACGAGGTGTCGGTCGGCCTGAAGTCGAAGGCGCTGCTCTGCTCCAAGTGTGGCTTCGACTATTTCAGCGCGGATTCGGGTTTTGAGCATCTCTACTCGCAAACCTGCGGCAACGACCACACCATCGGTATGGATGGCACCCATGTGAAGCTGGCCGGTCTCGATAAGTGGATGGAACTCTCGCTGGTTTCACGCGGCGCTGCCAGCAAGCCGAAGATCCTGGGTCGGACCAAGCAGGTCATGTCCAAAGAGACCTATGACCGCATCGCAGCTGACGGTCTGCCCCCGGAAGCGGTTGTGCTCTTCACAGCGTCCAGCGAACTCCAGGCCAAGACTGGCAACCCTGAATACGACAATCAGGGTGAGATGGCCAAGTCTTCGATGCGGATGGTTCTGGAAGCCGCCCAAGAAATTCATGACATGCTGGCAGATGAAGATCCTCTTCCCGGCCATGTCATCGAAAAGCTGGTCCTCGCCACGACCTACATTCGTGATGCGCGGGACTATCTCAAGTCGGAAATGGCCAAAGAGGAAAACGAAGACATGAACCCTGAAGTCAAGGCGCAGTTTGACGCCTTTGAGGCGAAGCTGAGCGAGATCCAGGATCTCGTGGCTTCACTGACCCCGAAGGAACCGACTGCGGAAGAACTGGCGGCTGCTGCCGCTGCTGCTGAAGCCGAGGCACTTGCCGCTGCTGCTGCAAACGAAATTTCTGAGCAGGAAACTGCTCTGAAAGCGGAACTCGACGCTGCTAAGGCCCGCATTGCGGAACTGGAAGCTGCTTCGGCTCCGAAAAAAGAAGAAGTGACGATCGACGTTTCCGGCATTCCGGTCGGCGGCGTGGCTGCTTCTGCTGTCGAGGACGCCCAGCGTAACCCGGTACTCCCGGCGCTGACCGCGTTCAAACTCCCAAAAGCGAAGAAAGGAAACTGATATGTCGATCATTGGTGCCGGCGTGTCCCTGCAGGGGATCGAGCACGATGAATTCCACTATCCTTTCCGTCTCGCAAGCGGCATCACGAGCGCTGATGTTGGCAAGGCTGTCGCCCTCGACACTGCCGCTGCCAACACCGTGAAGCTGGCTGGCGACGGAAACTCGATCGTTGGAAAGCTCGTGAGCGTCGAAAATCGTGTGTCGGAAGGCATCCTGGTGGGCACTGTTGCCCTCAAGGGCGGCTTCCGGTTTGCCAAAGTTGGGACGATCAACGTCGGTGATACCGTCGTGGGTTCGACCACTGCTGGCTCTGTGAAGGCGGCTGCTTCCCCTAACCCTGCGGCGAACTTCGTCGTGGAGTCGGGTACCGGCTATGTCGTCGCAGTTATGGCCTGAGAGGAGACCTGAAAATGCGTGATCTTATTGAAATCCAGCGCCGTCCCGTCGAGGACGTGCTGAAGGGTCTCCGTGGCGCTCGTGGCGAGTCTGTTGAAGCTGGTCAGTCCCTGGTTCGGGCTGCTGCTGACTTCGGTCTCGGTCTGCGTGACTACCTGACCC